CCGCGCATAGCTCTGGCGCTGGAGCGTCTCAATCTGTGTGGCCATCGGGCTAATAGGTTGATAGGGCGCTGGGACGGTACCCGCCTCAGCCCCACCACTGTATCAGAAAAGTGGGAAAAGTGGGAAAAGTGGGAAAAGTGGGACAAAACACGGTCCTGTGACCGTTTGTAAAGCGGTCTTGCCTTGGTCGGTCCGTAATGCTGTATGATTCGGTGAGCAGCGGACCTCCCTTCGGTCGGTCCCCTGCTCATGACACACCTATCAACCTAGAACCATGGCCCACCCTGTTTTGACTGAGCGGCTGGAGCGACTGAGCGGTTGCGCCGGCGTCTGGATTCTTGACGAGCGCGATGCCAGCCAGTACGGCAGCGACCTACGCCACGTGCCCACTTGGGACTGCAAAACGCCGGGGCAAGCGCTGGAGCGCTGCATCGAGCTCCGTTGGCGTGGCCTGCGTCTCCTGTTCAGCGCTGACGCGCTGAACGGAGACTCCGGCCACGGTTACAGCGCGCCGACCATGTACCGCTCGAACGAGCGGGTGTTTCGGGCGGAATTTGCGGATGCCCTGGAGCGTGCTGACGGCGACGCTGATGGCGTTGCGCTGGACTTGCGCTTCATCACTGAAGAAATGCTGGAGGCGATCGAGTCGCTGCAGGACTATCCGATCCTTGATGAGTGCGATCACTCTGAGCTGGAGCACGAAGCGCAGCAGGAGGAATGGGAGAGCTGGGGCGCCGGTGACTGGCGCAGGCTGGTAGAGAGCAAGCTGGCCGACGCTCTGCAGAGCCTCCCTGCGGTCGGCTCTGCGGACGCCGTTGATGCTGATGAGTGGGCGGAGCAGGCGCTGGAGCGGTACGGCGAGGAAGCGCTGTATGAACTGTTCCGGGACTGCGCGGATGCGGCGGGCGAATACTGGCAGGAGGAATCCGGCGGCGGGTTCTGGATCAGGCTGGAGCGTGTCGCCGAGGAGCTGGGGCGTGATGATCTGGCTGAGATTGCGGGGGTGCCCGCTGCAGCGCTGGATCCTGAGCAGGCTTGGCGGTTTGAGCCGTACCCATGGGTGGGCGCGTCCGCTGCGCCGCTCCTTACAGTCGCGGCTTGCGGAGCGCCCACGGCTTGATCGCTGGAGCGTGATGCTGTATGATTCTGACAAGCGGGGCGAAAGTCCCGCCACTAACCTACCAACCTAGAACGATGGCCAAACTTACGAAGGCTCAGCAGCAGGATCAGCAGGAGGCGCGCGAGGCGCTGCTGGAGATTCTCAAGCCTGGCGCGACCGTTTACACGTCCTGCAGTCACGTGGCGCGCAGTGGCATGAGTCGGACGATTGAGCTGTGCGTGCCCGTTGTGGACGACAGCGGTGAGCCTCGCATCCGCTCGATTAGCTGGCTGGTTTGCCGGGCGATCGGCGGGAGCTGGGACGATCGGCGCCAGGGCATCCGCATGGGCGGGTGCGGCATGGACATGGGCTTCGCCGTGGTTTATGACCTTGGGCTGAGCCTGTGGCCTGCTGGGACGCCGGAGCCTCACGGCACCCGCAACGGTGAGCCGGACTCGAATGGGGGCTATGCCCTGAAGCACAGCTGGCTGTAGCTCGGGGCTTCGCCCCTCGCTACGATCAGCTGTGCTACAGTAACAGGCAAGCGGGGCGATGGCCCCGCCACACACCTACGGACAGACCTATGAACTTCGAGCTGAGCAACGATCAAGTGCTGGAGCTGGTACGGCTCAACAGGCTGGAGCTGGGGGAGTACGAGCTACGGCTGAGCAGCGAGCCGGATGATCGAGACCCGTTTGAGGACTGCGCCGCCTACGGGCGCATCGAGCCTGTGCAGTTCTCCGGATTCGGGAGCCGGCGCCCGATCGGTTTCGATGGCAGCGCTGAGAAGTTGCGGTTGCAGGCTGGGACGTTCTGGTGGCAGCCGTACCGGGAGGGGCGGAAGGTCTACGGGGGCAGGGAGGAGAGGGCCCTTGTGGCAGATCTGCTGGACTACGGGATGCAAGTGCTGGAGCTAGAGGTGCTCGGGCCGGTATGGGATGCACACGGGCGGAAGCTCGGGCCTGCGGTGCTGGATTCGGCCTGTGTTGGCGGGGTTGAGCCGTTCCCCGGCGATGCGCGCACGGCGGAGCTGGTGCGGGACTTGCTGGAAGGGCTAGCCCCTTTGCCTGACAGGGCTTTAACGTGAGAGCACTTGTAGCACAGGAAGCTATGGAGGCCAGCCCGGCGCCTGAGGGCAAAAAGACCAGCGTCGCCAACGATGAGAGCAAGCGTTATCGGCTTGGCAAGGGTCCTCAGCACCGGGTTGAGGAGAGGGCGCAGGCTTGCTACGCCTTCATTCTTGAGGGTGGTACGCGTCACCAGATCACTATGCGCGTTGCCGATCGCTTCAACGTGTCTCAGAGAACGGCGCATGATGACTATGACCGGGCTATGAAGCTGCTAAGAGAGGAACAAATTGCAAGTCGAGAAGAGTTGCTGAACCAAATACAAGCATTACGCCTCGGAACTGTAATGAAAGCCCTTAAAAAAGGCCAACTTCAGACAGTCGCAATGCTGCTAAAAGACATGGGCTCCGTTATCGGTGAGGCCGCCCCCGAACAGATCGCAATGTCAATACCCCAACTTTCAATCAAGATTGAGGAATAGGCCATTCATGGGCCATTCATGATCGCCATTCATGGCCCATTCATGGCCCATTCATGGGCCTTTTATTTTGGCCATTCATAGGTCATTCATACGCGCGTGCCCGCCCTGCGCTGGGGCGCGTGGGCGCCAGGCGGCATAACGCCATCGTTATGCGCCGGCAGCCCGAGTCTAGCCTACTGTGCTACTACAATATAACACTACTGTAGTAGCGCATAGCTTCTGGCACCTAGCCCTGGCGTCCTATCACGGCTGCCGGCCTGGAGCGGTCCCGGCTGTGCCGGTTGCTGTAGTGTCATACAAGAGTCCCGAACCGGCCGGATCTCCGGCGAGGATGGCGGAGCCACACACCTATGGAACCATGCGCAAGATTGAAGCTCAGATGATTCAAGCCGTCCGGGCTCTGGCGCACCGCGCCGACTTTGCCGGCGATCTCCTGAAAGTCTCGAACACCGTTGTCGGCCAGGAACACACCGGCGTGGCTGGGACGGTCGGTTATTGCCGTTCAATCTACGTAAAACTGCACGGCCACGAGATTGCCACTTTTTACCCTCAGATTGATCGTTTTGTTTTGCGCGATTGCGGCTGGCAGACTGTTACCACCAAGAGCCGGCTGAACGCACTTCTGCGCGCGTTCTGCCCCGGCTCGGGAATCAGCGCACAGCGTTTTGAGTGGTATTGCGACGGTGAATCATGGGAGGGTCAGCACACTTTTCCCGTGAAATTATCGGCCGATAATTACAGCTTGAAGCTGGCCGAGCGGCTGGCCGGCTGCTGTGTATGACAGTATGTGAAGCTGCCCCCTGTCAGCCTGGCACGGGGTGGTTGATCGAATAGGATTCTACTAAGCGGGACAGGCCCGCACCACACAAACCTACCGAACCATGATTACGCAGATCACACAGACCGTTGTTACCACTGAGAACGGTGCCGGCATCGGGGATGATGTTGCCGTGTCGGACCGTCGCCGGGAGATCGTTCTCACCATCCCGGCACAGCACCGTGTGACACTTGAGCTGCTCGGCAAATCGCTGGAGGTGGAGATCCGCCCCCTGGATGATACCGGCGCCATTGATTGGGATAACCCTGATCGCGAGATTTTGCGCACACAGTTTTATAGCGCATCGGCTGATGTTATCGCATCCGCCATCGTGCAATACGTGGCGCGCAAGCACGGCAGCACAGAATCTAAATTCTGTTCCGATACTGAAAAGGCTGAGAATGTAGAACTGCTGCGTCGCATTGCTGGTGCAATGGGGCTAACATACGGTGAGGCCCGCGTTCTTCTCCCCGGTGAGGTTTGATACAATGGAAGCGCAACTTATCACGGGCGACGCTATCACAATTTTCCGCCGCAGAGTTCTACTCTCAGCGCTGAAGTTAGAGTGCAAGGGTATGAGACGTAACGGGCCTTCAGCATACTCTATCATCAAAAAAGAGTACAATCTAAAAGGATCAAAGGCTAAAGTGTTAGAACAATTCGCCGCAATCTGCGCCAGCTAAACTACACTTTTAAGGGGCCCAATCCGGGCCCCACAGTGTAGCAAACCGGGGGCGGGGTTTGTTACATTTTTGCGCTGAGCGGGGGGTAGGGAACCTACTGATACAACACACGTTTTCGACTACCCTCCTACACCACACCGGGGGCAGGGGTCGGATTCCTGTGCTACACTGCACGCAGCCACTAAAATACTACACCCACCTATGGGAATGATGACGCGCCGCAACGGCTGGCGCCGCTCTGCTGGAACGGACCTTCTCACCCCCGCTGTCGTAGTGGGCTTTGGCAGCCTCACCGCCCTCTACACCATCCAAAACGCCCCCTACGCCGCCCTGGCCGCAGGAAGCACCCCTATCTTTATCCAACTCCTACTCGGGATCCTCGTCCTGACCCTCTTGCTGCTCGCCGCCGACCGCATCACCACTCGCCGCAACCCCTTCTGATGGCTGGAACGGCCAACCTTTCCCTCCGCCGCGCCCAGGGCGCCGTCTTCAGCAGCCGCGACCGCTTCCGCGTCCTCGTCGCCGGCCGCCGCTTCGGCAAGTCCTACCTGAGCTGCATCGAACTCTTGCGTGGGGCGATCGACCGCCCCGGCGAAGTCTTCTTCTACTGCGCCCCCACCTACCGCATGGCGAAGGACATCGCCTGGAAAACGCTCAAGCAGCTCGTCCCCGCCCCCTGGATCAAAAGCAAAAACGAAACCGATCTCAAGCTCGAACTCGTCAACGGCTCCCTAATCGAGCTGAAAGGCACGGAAAACGCGATGGCCCTCCGAGGCCGCAGCCTGGCCGGCGTGGTCCTCGACGAAGCCGCCTTCATGGACCCCGGCGTCTGGTTCGAGGTCATCCGTCCCGCCCTCGCCGACAAACAAGGCTGGGCCCTCTTCATCTCCACCCCCGACGGCACGGCCAGCTGGTTCTACGACCTCTGGTGCTACGCCGAAGAAGACCCCACCGGCCAATGGCGCCGCTGGAGCTACACCACCATCGAAGGCGGCAACGTCCCACCCGAAGAAATCGAAGCCGCCCGCGCCCAACTCGACCCCCGCACCTTCCGCCAAGAATTCGAGGCCAGCTTCGAGAACCTCTCCGGCCTCGTCGCCATCAACTTCAGCGACGAAAACATCAGCAAAGACATCACCGACATCCCCCAACTCCCGCTCCTCCTGGGCATCGACTTCAACGTCTCCCCTATGAGCGTAGTCGCCGCCATCCGCGTCGACGAAGAACTCCACGTCTTCGACGAAATCACCCTCAACAACGCCACCACCTGGGAAGCCTGCGAAGAGATCGTCCGCCGCTACACCCTGGACCGCAAAATCATCGCCTGCCCCGACCCCACTGGAGCGGCCCGCAAAACCGCCGGCGTCGGCGCCACCGACCACCACATCCTCCGCCGCAGCGGCTTCCGCGTCGACACCCCCCGCTCCCCCTGGAAAATCCGCGACAAGATCAACTGCGTCAACACAGGGCTGTTTGATGCCGCTGGAACGCGCCGCATCAAAATCCACCCCCGCTGCCGCGAACTCATCAAATCCCTCCGCACCCTCACCTACGAAGAAAACACGGGCCTCCCCAACAAAAAACTCGGCGTCGACCACATGTTTGACGCCCTCGGCTACCTCTGCCTGATGCGCTTCAACCTCGCAAAAGGCGGCCAATCCGGCCCCACAACCCACCGAATCTGGTAAAGTACAGTAAAATCCCCCGCCGCCAGCGCCGTGCTGCTCTACCCCGGACCGGCCACCCACCCCTGGCCTGGCGCGCACACCGCCTACACAACCGTCGACCCCGACAACCCCTTCATCCGGGATGGAGCGGTCTACGCAATGATGCCCGACTGGGCCTTGATGATGGCGGTCACAAACGGAACCGCGTACATCCAGTCTCAAGCGCAGTTTTTCCTCGCCCAAGAGCCCCGCGAAGACGCCGACGCGTACCAAAAACGGGTCTCTCGCAGCCTGCTTAGCCCCTACACGCTCCGCCTGATCGAAAACGCGGCCGGAATGGTGCTCCGCCGCCCCATCACCATCAAAGGCGACGATTTCTGGAAGGATTTTGCCTCGAACGTCGACGGTTTAGGTAGCTCGATCAACGAATACGCCCGTCGCCTGCTCACCAGCGCCCTGACCTACGGCCACAGCGCCGTCATGGTGGACTTCCCACCCGCCGAAGGCATCATTACCCTCGCAGACGAGCTCAACGCGGGCCGTCGCCCCTACTTCATCCACATCGACGCCGACCAAATCTGGGGCTGGCGCCAAGAAACGACCCTCCCCGGCAGCGACCTCACCCAAATCCGCCTCTACGAGATCCACTCCATCCCCGACGGCCGCTTCAGCACCAAACAAGAAGAGCGCATCCGGGTCATCTACCCCGGCCGCTACGAGCTCTACAACAAAGACGGCCTCGTCGAATCCGGCGATTACAGCCTGGAACGCCTCCCGATCGTCCCGATCTACACCAACCGGACAGGGATGCTCACCAGCAAACCCCCCTTACTCGACATCGCCAGCATCAACGTCACCCACTACCAACGCCAAGCCGACCTCATCCACGCCCTGC